TTCACCGCTAGGTTGCCGGCTCCCTCCATCGCCCCAAAACCCAGGTCATAGACGAGCTGGTTAGGGTTAAACGATGAGGGAACTACTCGACCTCTCTTGGTTAAGCTCTGATTCTTACGCTTGTACGGAATCATCGCCATGGTTACCAGGCTACAACAAACTCTACTACCAATTTCGAATTTGTCATTTACAGGTTTAGAAGGGAGCAGTCCCAACCGTCATGACATCCCGGGCCTCCACTACGGCCCTGAACTGCCAACTCCGGTAGTACTCCTCGAGCGCTTCCTGCTCGTCGGGGGTGACTCCGAATGCAACATAGAATGAGTATCTAGCATCATCACTGACTGGCGTTTCCTTGGGGTGCAACCCTTTCGCCATGTACGTCATTCCGCACTGCCAGCCGACACTGTTCGTTATCTCACTCTTCTCGCCGTGACGCATGTACGCCTTGTACATCTCCTGGAACACTGGGATTCCACTCGTCAGGCTCAGTCCACACTCTCCCACAGCCCCAAGCCACTTCGCAGCGGCATGGGGCGATGAGATGTCGAACAAGCACATTGTGTCCTTCTCACGCGCCTTCTCAAAGTTCCTGCACATGATGAGGCCATTGCCTCCGAACACGGGCTTGCTCTGGCAGAATTCCACCTGGTGGAGCTCCGTGACGGGTTCTTCCTTGGTCATAACGAATCCCATTCCGTCAAACCACTCATCCAACCCCCGCCCGAATTCTGCCAGATCGCGCTGCTCCATAAAGACGACGCAGTCGTCCCCATTGTTAGCCAGCTCGATCCTTATGCCCTTCTCCTGTCCGTACGCGTAGATCATGGCACACATGAGTAGGCAGTTTCCGAGTGCGGTGTTCATATCTCCGCTAAACCTCTTCCCCTCCACCTTGTACTCTACTGTACCGTCCTCACACCTCCCGAATCCCACATTATGGATCTGCCAGCGCAATAGCCTTCGCAGTTCCTTGGACCTGAACAGAGCGTTATAAATGCTGTGCTCCCACGCCAGCATCTCCTTACTGACATGTTGGTCAAATCTACTCGCGTCTAATCCCAGCGCGACTGGGTGCTCGAAACTCTCGAATTTGCGCCTGAGGATGTCAGCGGTCTGCACCGCATTAAATCCTTTCAGCACGACTGGAGTGTCGGAGCCGAAGACCTGTTGAATGGCCTTGTAGATTTTGTGTTCGACGGGTTTTAGGTATCGTCCTACCCCTACGTTGTAGACAGGCCTTCTAGGCTGTATGCACCTTGGTGCCTTATCGCCTGGTACCTTCTCGCACTTAACAAAGCTGTCGCTGTATGCGTCGCGTCGGCGCACACCGTTGACTGTGTAATCTTCTACAGCTCTCTCATAGATAGTTCGCTTACGTCCCGTGTACATCTGAGCAAAAGCTTCAGGGGAAACAGGG